TCCGGCGATGCAGAGGTCTCCGGCAATGCATGGGTCTACGGCAATGTAGAGGTCTCCGGCAATGCAAGGGTCTCCGGCAATGCAGAGGTCTCCGGCAATGCAGACTATACAACCATTCATGGTTTCGGCACTCAGTTCCGTACAACTACATTCTTTCAGTGCGAAGATAAGCAGATCAGAGTATCTTGCGGTTGTTTCTTAGGAACAATTCCAGAGTTCCGCGAACAGGTAAAAAATACCAGAGAGGGCAAAATTGCGGAAGAGTACCTTATGATTGCCGACCTGATGGAAAAGCATTTTGTAAAAGAAAAAGAAAGTGGTGAATAATTATGACCCCAGAAGAAGTAAACCTTTACGTCAAAGAAAATGCAGAAGTTCATCAGTTCGCTGCAGAGGTTGCAAGAATCATATCAGGCATTCCACAGATGCCGGAATTTTCAAACGAACGCCTGACAGTATCAGACGTGAGCAAAATGACAGGCATTCCTACACCATCTGTCAGAGCAGGAATTATATACGGATGGTTGCCTATCGGTACGGCGTATCGTGGGAATAAAGTGATTCACGACAGAAAAGGTTCTGGCAGAATAGAATTTGTTATCTCTCCAAGAAAGCTCTGGGAAGAAACAGGATACATCTGGAGAGGAAAAGAAGCATTAAAGTGATAGTGCCCCGGCGGTGAAGCACCACCAACCGGAGCGTTGCACTTACTAAATCGCACTTAGTAGGTACAGGTTAATTATAACTTCGTATCTGCTAATTGTAAATACCAAAAAAGGAGAAATTAGCACGATATGAGCAGAAATAGCACAAATAAATGTGAAAATGTTCCGACATGGGGCGAACTTGAGTTCATTCTTGCGACAGAAATTGTCGAAGAAAGTAGAAAAAAAGTAAGAAAATGGTTTATTGCATGGTTGGTCACAACTGCCGCACTGGTAGCCAGCAACCTTGCATGGATTATGGGAGAAATGAAATGAAAGAGTATACACTGATTGCTGTTTGTATGCTTGCCGGGAAATATGTGGACATACCTATTTGGCTGAACATCTTTTTTGGCATCTCGGCAGCATGGGCGGTTCGCCAGATGAAAGCAGACTGGCAGTAGGAAATAAGGAGGATAAGGAAATGTTCGAGAAAGAAATTGACGAAATTTATGAACTTTGTAAAAGAGTTGTGAATGAAGTTCCGACAGCTAGTATTACATTTGAATATTCAAATTATGGTCTGAACGTAAGGGGGGTTAAAAGAAAAGACAATGTTTGTCTTCCCGAAGGCAAATTTAAATGGGATTTATATCAGAATGTATCTCTTGATCCATTTTTCGAGAAAGAAAGTCGTGAAAAGCTCAATAAAATCAAAGCATTCTTGCTGGAACTTCTGATAGATGGGAAGTGTCCAAATGAGTAAACAGATAGCAATTATGAAGCTTCTTCCCAGTCTGGAGATAGCAGAATGCATTAACGAATTGCTCAGAGAGCTTCAGTCCATAGGGGATCACATTTTGGATTATGAAAACTGTGATATGTCTCTGGATCATATCGAATGTCATGAGACGGATACATTGTATTGTTTCTTTAAAAGAGAGGAGAAAAGATAATGAAATTGTACGAAATTGATAACGCAATTATGGATTGTGTAGACATGGAAACAGGAGAAATCATTGATGTTGAGAGGCTTTCTGCTCTTCAGATAGAAAGAGATCAGAAGATTGAGGGTATCGGTTGTTGGATTAAAAATCTTCTGTCAGATGCAAAAGCCTTAAAAGAAGAAAAAGATAACCTTGCAGCACGTCAAAAAGTTGCTGAGAACAAAGCAGCTTCATTAAAAGAATTTCTTTCAAAATATCTGGATGGTGAGAAATTTAAGACTGCAAAGGTATCAATTTCTTACAGAAAAAGTGATTCTGTAGATATTTCAGCGAATGCAACTGTTCCTGAGGAGTTCCTTAAATATGCAGAGCCTACACCTGACAAAATCGGATTGAAAGCTGCATTGAAAGCCGGAAAAGAATTTCCGGGAATTTCACTAAAAACTTCTCAGAATATTCAGATTAAGTAGGAGAGCGCTATGAGTGATTTTGAAATCCGCATTCCGGCGAGAAAGAAACAACCGGCAACTGATAAGGATAACCCTGTCGTGAAAGTTTCAACAGGCGCATATAACGCACTGGTTGAAATTTATAACGAATCAACCTTATCAATGAAAGATATCGCAAGTTTGCTGATTATTGAAAGCAGTAAGCACGTGGTTTATGACAAGGAGGAATAGAAGTGAATATATATGAGAAGTTAGGCATTATTCAGTCAAAGCTGAAAGCCCCTAAAGGACAGTACAATTCCTTCGGGAAATACAAATACAGGAGCTGTGAGGATATTCTGGAGGCTGTAAAACCGCTTCTGGCAGAAACAAAGACTGTGTTAAGCGTCACAGATCGGATAGAAATTGTCGGGGATAGAATATACGTCAGGGCAGAAGCTCATCTGAACGACTGTGAAGATACCGGCGAGATTACAACCGTTGCTTATGCAAGGGAAGAAGAGTCAAAAAAAGGCGTGGATTCTTCCCAGGTTACAGGCGCAGCGTCATCTTATGCAAGAAAGTATGCGCTGAATGGTTTGTTCTGCATTGATGACAACAAAGACAGTGATTCTACCAATACAGGTAGCAGCGGAAAAACAGCAGCTAAAAAGCCAGAATCAAAAGAACCTGTTGAGATGATTGCTTCAGAAAATGTAATGAACATCCAGAACATCATTGACAAATATCCGAGTTCTAACTTGTTTGAACAGATTAAAACTCGTTTCAAGGTAGACGATGTGAAAGGACTCACAAAAGAAAAAGGGCAAAAATGTCTCAAAATGTTGATTGAGTACGATAAACAGCATAGTGGAAAGGAATAAAAAATGAACAAAGTTATTCTTGCAGGACGATTTACAAGAGATCCAGAAGTCAGATATACAAATGATGGAACATCAATCGTAAGATTTTCCATTGCAGTCAATAGAAGATTTGTAAAAGAGGGTTCTGATCAGAAAGCGGACTTTCTTAATTGTATTGCATTTGGAAAGTCTGCGGAATTTATCGAAAAATATTTCACAAAAGGCATGAAAGCAGATTTATCTGGAAGAATCCAGACAGGATCCTATACGAATAAAGACGGCGTGAAGGTATATACAACAGATATTGTTGTCGAGGAAATCGAATTCGGCGAAAGTAAAGGTTCTTCACAGGCACAGACAGCACCGCCTACACCGAATCCAGAAGCCGACCCGGACGGATTTATGAGCATTCCAGATGGAATTGATGAGGAGATGCCGTTCGCATGATACAAATTGACAGTAGGGAACATCAGAAAGTTATTGATGACATTAAGAAAGCATTTGATGCAGCAGGGGAGAAATGGTTTGTGTCGAAGCTCTACGTCGGGGATTATATGAATTATGACAACCCTCGACTGGTTGTCGACCGAAAGCAAAATCTTTCCGAATTATGTGGAAATGTGTGCCAGCAGCACGAAAGATTCCGCGCTGAGATTATCCGGGCAAACGAAGCAGGAATAAAACTTGTCTTCTTATGCGAACACGGGAAAGGAATCGAAAAGCTGGACGATGTTCTCTGGTGGGAGAATCCCAGGGCGAAGAAGCGGGTTAAGAAAAATGGTATCTGGATTGAGCAAGAACAGAAAGTTATGCACGGCGATACGTTGTATAAAATTCTATGCACAATGCAGAGAAAATATGGCGTTGAATTCCTATTTTGTGACAAGAAAAATACTGGAAAACGAATAATGGAGATTCTGTCGGATGGACAAAGAAACAATTAAACAGCAGAACAGTATGAGAGATGTTCTTTCCAGATACGGAATGATTCCGAACAGAGCTGGCTTTATCAGCTGCCCATTTCATTCCGGTGACCGTACTGCTTCATTGAAAATTTACAAAGACAGCTACTATTGCTTCGGATGTGGCGCGTCAGGAGATATTTTTACTTTCGTTCAGAATATGGATAATTGCGATTTTAAGACAGCATTTCAGATTCTTGGCGGGACATACCATAAACCTGATTTTTCGTCCAGAATGGCAATATATCACGCTCAAAAGCAAAAAGAAATGAGAGAGAAAGCAGAACGGAAGAAGAATGAAGAATTGCAGGAATGTTTGTCCGATATTGATTTTTACAGGTCTATTCTTGACAGAGTAAGGCCATTATCAGATGGATGGTGTGAAGCATGGAACAAATTACAGCTTGCATTATATAAGCATGGATTCATAACAGGATTGGAAGAAGGTGATTAAAGAAAATGGAACAGATTAACAAGCTCACATCAGAATCAATTCTGGAAGAAGAAGTGTTTAATGAGATATTCAAGCAAGAAGATGAAATTTACAAGGCACGTTTGACATTGACTCTTCTGGACAGAGCGAAAGAGCTTGGAGTAAAGAAGAAATTTGAGGATCTGTTAAAAGTCTACACAAAAGTACATAAGCAGATCCTTGAGAAAGAAAAGCAAGAGAAACCTGTATCCGCATTAAATCAATGGACAAATTTCTCTGATTGCGAATATGACCGCATGAAATGTCTTAACTGGATGGCAGATGATGAGGGAATCAGGATTTCAAATACAAATCCAGGATCACCGGATATTATAGCTTGTTATCACCCTATTCTTCCAATCGAACGAATGAAGAATCTGGAGACTGGAGAAGAGCAGATTAAGCTTGCATATAAGCGAAACGGTAAATGGTCTGAAATTATCGTTCCAAAGACAATGATTACATCCGCGACTAAAATCGTAGGGCTGTCAGCGTTGGGAATTTCAGTCACTTCGGAAAATGCGAAGTATCTGGTCCGGTATCTGTCGGACGTGGAAAATGCCAATGATGATTATATCAACATCCAATATTCTTCCAGTAAAATCGGGTGGATTCGAGATTATTTCCTGCCTTACGACAAGGATATCGTATTTGATGGCGATATGAGATTTCGTCAGTTATACGAAAGTATCAGTGTAGGTGGCAGCAGAGTAGAGTGGTATGAACATGTAAAAAAGGTTCGTGCTACTGGAAGAATCGAACCAAAAATCATGTTGGCTGCAAGTTTTGCAAGCATTCTAATTAAACTGGTCGGTGCTCTTCCATTCTTTGTGGACTTATGGGGCGAAACCGAGGGCGGTAAGACTGTAACGCTTATGTTGGGGGCTTCTGTCTGGGCGAATCCAGGTGAATCTAGGTACATAGGAGACTTTAAAACAACCGATGTGGCCCTGGAAGCAAAATCCGATATGCTCAACAACTTACCGCTAATTCTGGACGATACTTCCAAGGTATCTGCCAAGATTAGGGATAACTTTGAAGGGATTGTATACGATTTATGCTCAGGAAAAGGAAAGAGCCGCTCCAACAAGGAACTGGGAGTGAACCGGGAGAACCGCTGGCAGAACTGCGTTCTGACCAATGGTGAGCGTCCACTTGCAGGATATGTCAGCCAAGGTGGAGCAATTAACCGAATTATTGAGGTTGAGTGTTCCGAAAAGATATTTGATGATCCACAGCTTACCGCAGATACCCTTAAAAAGAACTACGGGTACGCAGGAATCGATTTTGTAAATGTAGTTAAGGAAATGTCCATTGATGATATAAAAGCCCTGCAAAAGCACTATCAGGGGCTTATACAGGACGATGACAAGATGCAGAAGCAAAGCATATCAATGAGCATTATCCTGGTAGCGGATAAAGTCGCAACAGATCAGCTGTTTCATGATGGCCAGTACATTGACATTGAGACGGCTAAGAATCTTCTGACAGAGAAAGAAATGGTATCTGAAAACGAACGCGCTTACTGGTTCGTGCTTGATAAGATTGCCATGAACGGAATTAAATTTGATGATAACCCAGATATCAAGACAGAAAGATGGGGAATTATCGACAATGATCCGGTAGAAAAAACGTCAACTGCAATAATCTATAGCGCAGCGTTTGATGATTTATGCAAAATCGGAAGATTCTCCAGAAAAGCATTTTTGTCATGGGCTGTCAAGAAAGGACTTGTGGAAACCGACAGCAGAGGATATCCGACCAAAGCAAAAAAACTTGACGGAATTGTCACCAAATGTGTGTTCTTGAAAATTGTAGATGAAATTCCAAAAGGTTTTGTGAATTGTAATGATGATTTTGAGATTACAGACGATATTGTGTTTGATTAACAAACAATTCGTCCAAAAGGTAACCGGGTAACCTAGGTAACCTTTGATTCTGCATATATATATTTAAGTATTTATATGCACATATTGAGTATAAAAGTTTCCCTATATGAGAAAGTCAGGGTTACTCGGTTACTCGGTTACCTACCTGTAAAATCAATGGTTTACACGAATTAGTACGGTTACTTTACGGTTAACAAAGGTTACTTATATTAAAATAATATAAATATATTATATTTATAAAATAAAATTAAATAGAGCGTATACAGTATATTGTATACAATATTCAAAGGAGATGATAAAAATAAAAGTAGAAGCAAAGGATATTCCGTATATTCAAAAATTTATGACTGAATTTTGGAAAGCTATAAAAGATTTCTATTCAGCCGAACTTACAGATGAATATTCCAAGCAGGCTACTGATCGTCTGATAGAGCTTGGAGAGTATGCGGAAATGTGTCCTGATGATAATGATAAACAGTTTATCAAGAATTGTCTAGTTGCTTTTAATAAGCTGTTAGATTCTAAACAGAGGAAAGTGATGCAGAAAGAGATATAGGGCGTTGCTGAAGATGATGTTCTGGTGCAGATCGCAAGACCAAGACTGGATGTTGATTTGAATTTATGTTCATTTTGAAAGGAGTATCAAATGATTGATTGCAAAGGAAACAAGTTAAACATTGGTGACGAGGTTGTATATATTCACGGCAAAAACTCAGATTCCCGATTACAGACCGGATTCATAACAAAATTTTATAAAAGTTATTATGGGCGTGATGAATGTAGCGTAGGAAAAGCGACTCATATTTTAAGCCATAGAGTAATGAAGCTCAGTTAAAAGGAGAAAGAAACATGAAACTGTATGACGTATATGACGGTTCAAAGTACATCGGGGAGCTGACGCTTGCTGAAATATCGGAATTGACAGGAAAGACAAGAAGCCAGATATCGCAGGCAATCAGCGGGGCATATGACATTAACGGAAGATATGCGGCCATATATGAGGGACAGCAAACAATCGCATACTCAAACAAGAATGATCGAAGGATGTTGATGGAATTTGATGCTCTGGCAGGCAAAATAAGGAGGGCAGCCGGATGGGAAAGTTAAAAATCAAGCAGAAAAAGAAAGCATTCATTCCGTATACGAATCAGCAGGCTCATATATTTGCGCAGTCTATCCAGAACTGCCAGAAAGAGTTAAAAGAGATGGAGCTGAAAGCCTTTGATGATGGGTTCGAGGATGGAAAGAACTGGTCTGACGTGCTGAATTTTGTAATCTTGTTTTATGTAATGCACGAATTGCACGGATGGGGATGGAAACGTTACATGAAATCTGTAAAAAGAATTAATAACTACATCAATGATATTAATTCTGGAAAAACATCATTGTCTGAAATGGTTGATGATTTGGAAAAGAAGCATCACATTCGGATTTGTGATGATTATAAGGAGTTAATCAAGAGATATGGAGCGTAAAGCTGCGCCGATGATTTATATGCAGAATAACGGACAGGTAGCATTTGGATAGGAGAAAAATGAAGTTTAAACATAGAAAGGAATAACGAATCCTTGGTAAACCGAGGTTGTATCAAAATTAGAATGGTGAATTGATACATAAATAAATAAATACAGAAATCATGGAGGACTGCACAATAGCGTGCCAGCTGCTTACATGGGGAAAGTGAGGATGAAAATGGATTATAAATACTGTAGATGTGGATGCGGTGGAATTATAGGACAATACAGTAAAGTGAAAGGATTCACCTGTGAAAGATGCAATAAAGAGTATCAATTATCAGAGCTAAAATTCGATTGGATTGCATCGAACGAAAAGACCGGATGGCTATTTCCGATGTTGAAAAAGGAGGACGCAAAGTGAAATTCAAAAGTAACGCAAAATATAACGAAGAACCTAAAACCGGAAGTATTTTCGCCTTGGAATACAATTCTTTAAAAATCGTTATTCACAAATACGTTGGCTATGGAGATACGCTGTTCCTTAACTGTAACACATTGGGTATTTACAACTACAATCTTGGAACAGAGGATTTTGAGGAAGCTGTCAGAAAGGCGAAAGAAGTTGTCATGCGTGAAGCTAAGAAAATCAGAGAAGATGCTTACAGATTCTGCGCAGACGGCAAAATTGAATTTGATAGATATTAGGAGGACGCAAAATGAAATTATTTAAAACAGTAGATGAGAAATTAGCGGAAATTGGATTTGTGAAAGAAGAAGAAGACAAGTATGGGTGTGTGTATAAAAGAAAAGATAAGGAATATAATTTTACGCAAAAAGTCTACATTGGACACAAAAAATCTGGTAGACATATTTTACAGTCATATGATCCAGATTTAGGAGATGATGAAGGAATTGGAAATACTTGTGTTGGTCTTACAGGATATGAAATGAAACTGTTTATTAAAAAGATGAAGCAGTTAAAAATGTATGCGGGTAAGGAGGACACAAAATGTTAATCAGAAGTCAGGATAAAACAGCACTGGTAAAGTTTGAAAACATTGTAGTCAATCTAAAACTCCCAGATTCATTGAATGTTATATGTTGGAGTTGGCAGGATGCACAGAGAAGTGGAGGATATTTTATTTTAGGAAAATACTCCACAAAAGAAAAAGCCATGAAAGTACTGGATATGATTCAGGAAGCTTATAGTGAATATCAAATCATGTTGAATTTCAGTGTAAGTTATCTTCACGAATTTAAAGAAAAAACAGATGGATTTGCTATCTTTCAGATGCCAGAAGATTCGGAGGTGGAAGCATGAGTGATGTAATGGAACTTGTTCAGAACAAAGATGGCACATTTAGTGCATACGATGATACCTACGATGTTGTAATGCATTGCGAGACAGAAGAGGAACAGAAGGAAGTTATTGAGCGTTTAAAAGCTACTAACTGGATTCCGGTCAGTGAGAGATTGCCAGAAGAACATGATTCTATATTTGCAAAATTCAAAGGAACGGGTAACTGGAAAAGAGGAATGTTCGAAAAAACATCTAAATATGTGATTGCCACAGTTGTATTTGACGATGGAACAGTATTGGTAGAGCAGGCACATACTACTGATGGAATTTGGAGAACGGATAAAAAAGTTTTAGGCGGAACAGTAGTTGCATGGATGGACTATCCAAAACCATATAAGGAGGACTAAATGGGATATTGCAAATTAGAGTGTCCAGACGGTGAAACAAAGTGTTGCATCTACTGTGAGAAACAAGACGGTTGCGATAACCGGTGCGACATGATGGACAGTTATGAATATGCAGAAGATTGCGAAGATTATATCAAGGAGGACGAGTCATGATTACATTCTTATTAGGACTTGCACTTGGAATTATAGTCGGAGTGGTCGGTCTTGCATGCGTAGCGATCATGTACGACAAGCACCACTCAGACAAATAGAAAGGAGAACGGTATGCTGACAAGGAACAAAAAGCTGAAAGACTACGGTATTCCGGCAGAAGACATTGAAAAACTGAATGCGATGCTGAAAGACTTTCCGGCAGAGTACGGATACCTGCTTTCCAGTGCCGCCTTGTCAGCTTGCCCGAAAAACACGGTGATAGCAGATATGGTTATTGAGAATATCTTGCACCGGAAAAGTTACAGGAAAATCAGCAGAGAAAGATATATCCCGATGAATCCGAAGGACTTTTACGGATACAGACGCAAGACCGTCGCTGTACTGTATGAGAGGATGCGGTTGTTGGGAATGTGGGAGGATGAATAAATGCGTTTAATTGATGCAGACAAAATAATTGACTCTCTTGGAAATTCGGATATGGATTTTGCAATAGGTGCAGTTATTGACGAACAGCCGACAGTTTTTGATGTAGATAAGGTTGTGGAGCGGTTAGAAGAAGAAAAGAAGAGAGCATTTAAACTATGTTTGGGAACTAATGACAGCACGCAAAGGCTGAAATACATTGAAAAAGAACAGACGATAGCTTTAGCAATCGAAATTGTAAAAGGTGGTGGAGTTGAATGAGAGAAATTCTTTTCAAGGGAAAGCGGATTGATAATGGAGAATGGGTTGAGGGATGTTACGCGGAACGCAATGGCAAGACATTCATTGGAATTGATATATCCATTGGCGTTGATGATATATTTAAGGTTTTTTGTACTCCTGTAATTAGGTGGCTTGAAGTCGATCCAGAAACCCTCTGCCAGTTCACGGGGGAGACTGACAAGAACGGTAAGAGGATCTGGGAGAGCGATGTTGTTTGGCTTGTTTATGATGGGAAAGAACATATTTATCAGATAGTTTGGGATAACTCTGAATTAGATTTTAAAGCGACCAATGGTGAAGAAAATTACGGATCGAATTTTGAATATTTACTATGTTGCGATGAAATTGAAGTTATTGGAAACATTTTCGACAATAAAGAATTATTACAAGGAAGTGTAAAATGAGAGAGTTTATACATGGTGACTGCATGAAATATTTACCGGAATTTCCGGACGATTACTTTGATATTGCCATAGTAGACCCTCCATATGGAATAAAAGAGCATGGAGGAAAGAATCGAAGTAAATATGTAAAGCAGAAAAATGGAAGTTCTATATACGTTCCAGACGGAGGATATAAAAATTTTGGATGGGACAATTCGCCTCCTGAACCTGAATATTTTAAACAATTGTTCAGAGTTTCTAAAAATCAAATTATATGGGGAGCAAATTATTTTGATTACCCAATGACTGGCGGGATGATTATATGGGATAAATGCAATGATGGTTCCGACCAGTCTGATGCAGAAATTGCGTTCAACAGTCTAACAAGAAGAGTAGATATATTCAGATACATGTGGAGAGGAATGTTTCAAGGAAAATCAATTGCTGAAGGAACTATTCAACAAGGAAATAAGAAATTAAATGAAAAGAGAATTCATCCAACACAGAAGCCGGTAAATCTATACAGGTGGATTTGCCAGAAATATCTGCAGAAAGGAATGATGGTGCTTGATACACATACAGGAAGTGCCAGCTCTCTAATTGCTTATGAAGAATATGGGATCGAATATATAGCTTTTGAAATTAATGAAGAATATTACCTCAACGCAAAGAAGCGGTTGAATGAGTTTAAACAGCAGTATACATTATTTGATTACGGATTGGAGGAACACAAATGAGTAGTGCAAGCGTAAGATTCGGAACAAAAGCGTATGTATGCGCAAGGTACTTCCTTAGACCGGGAAAGTGCTTCAAATACATCGACCAGCGTGGCGAAGATGCCACAGAACACATCTATGAGGTCATGGCATTATATCCTTATTGTGCATTATTAAGAGATACCAGGAACGGAGTCAGAACTTGCCCGGGATATAATACTTTGAGCCTGATGCTGAGAGGAAGTGAAGCGAGTGAGTAAAGGAAAAGACATTTCGACTATGTTTACAAGAGAAGAAAACCAAAAGAACGGAAGGATTGGATATGGACTGGCCACCAGAGAAAAGAAAAGTATTATCAGTCCGGCACAGTACGGAGCATTCTTGCAGAAAAGAGGTAGGAGAAGATGAGTAAATCAGTATTAATCATGAACACACCAAAAGGATGTTTTGCTTGCCCATTTCATATGGCGGATTTCAATTTTAATTTATGCCTTGCAACAAGAAATGATTCAATCAGAACTATTTCTAAAGTAAGCCATGAAGGATTCAAAAAACTGGCAGGAAGACCCGAATGGTGTCCACTGAAAGAATTGCCAGAAAAATTGGAAGCGAGCACACGTGATAATGAAAGATGCGGTCAAGACGCGGAAAATAAGCGATAAAAATAAACAAGCGACAAAAACAAGCGGAAAGGAGAGGTGAAAGCATGATTGACTTAACAAATACATGTGTTCTGGTTAGAACAAAAGAAGAAAATGAAATGCTTCTCAAAGAAGCTGAGAAACAGGAATTCCATTGGTATAAAAAAGACCATTGCGAGCCATTACAAACACAATATTTTCCGGACATTTTAAAATTTTATAAATATGATATAACTTATGCGGCAAGTGTCAGATCAGACTTTGCTTTCTATGAGGCATCAGAACTCCTCGGGACAAAAGAAATGACAGTAAGAGAGTTTATTGAGCGGATTGCAGATGTTTGTAGATACATCGAAGCTGGCAGTGGAGAAGTTAAAAGAGGTGAAGTAGATGGAGAGATTAACACGCAGATTAAACAATAATAAAATTGTTGCGATAAAAGGGGACAGTTGCGATTATAATGCGTACTCATTTGATTGTCAGACTAGTGAAGAAAGAAAAAGATTAAAAACGGCATTAGAAAAACTTGCCAACTACGAAGACTTAGAAGAACAGGGCTTGCTTGTGAGATTGCCGTGTAAGGTTGGAGATACGGTTTGGGTGGTAACATCGCCAATTAATGTGTTTGGTTATGATGAATATGATGGAGATGCGGAATATGAAGTATATGAATCTTTTTTATCAAGCGTATCTTATTATGCGTCTGGAGAACAATTCAGAATTTACGCAAAAGTAACGAATAGTTTTATTGCGGCATACTTTAGAGAATGTGATTTTGGAGAATTTATATTCCTCACCCGCGAAGATGCTGAGAAGAAGTTGGAGGAGATGAAGAAATGAATAGCAAACCTACACCAGACATAACGCCAAACCTTGCTATATCAGCATACCACGTACTACAGCAATATTGTACTGGACAGCCAGCGGATTGCAAAGGCTGCGGATTCTACGAACACTGTCCAGAATGTTTTCGAGGCATGCCATGCGACTGGAGTTTGAATGAAGAAGGTGAAATAAATGAATCTTAGAAAAGCTACACTAACTGATTATGGAGTGCCGCCGGATGATATATCGGCGCTTCAAAGTCATTTCAGACATCTTGATGAGAATGACAAGTACAATCTTCTGCAAGTGTCAATCAAATATGCACCAGGCATAGAAACACAAATCTATGACAGCATAGTGAACTGCATAGGATACCGAACAATGGAACGATTTCGGGATATGCCGGTATCTGAAAATGATTTCTACGGATACAAGCGCAGGATCATGGCAGAATATTATCACTTGGCAAAATTGACCGGAAGATTATAAAATTGATAAAAACTAAAAGTGGTGTAGAGGTACATAACCCCTAGTGTGGTATTATAGTATATATAACTATAACTATGCTAGGGGATTTTTATTTATGAATTTATGAGGTGATGATATGGCAAATCTAAAATCAATACAGCACAAACTCCAAAAATCTATATTATCCACCGGATTAATTATAAAAATCGGAACATCACAATTCTACAGCCATGAGCAGGAACGATTAATTACAGTAACGATCATATCAACACCAGTGTTTAGACCAACAAAACGTGGTGAATGGAAAGATTGTGATTATGAAATATTACGAACTGCATCCCAGTATGATGTGGTCATGTGTTTAAAAGAAATATGGGAGGCGGTCAGAAAATGAGGATAGACAGAGGTGATTAGATGGACTTAACGCCTAAACAGAAAGCGTTTGCAGATGAATACATGATATGTGGAAACGCAGAGGAATCGGCTAGAAAAGCAGGATACTCTGAAAAATATGCAAGAGGAAACGCGCATAAATTAGTTGCAAATAGTGGCATTTCTGCATATATAGCCGAAAAGCAGTCTCTCATCGAAAAGCAAAAAGGCGCTGACATCATGTCTCTGGCAGAAATTCAGCAACGCCGCTCCATGATTGCAAGAGGTGAGCTGACTGATTCATTCGGGTTCGCCCCAGACTTCTCCGATCAGCTGAAATCTATGAATGATCTGGAGAAAACGCTTGCGATAAAAGAAGCCAGAGAAGAACAGCGGAAAGCAGAAGAAAAAGCCAGATTGCAAGGCGAATACCACATTGACCTGAATATTGTCCCGGACGTATTCCATAAAATGATTCGGGATATTCGAGCAAAGAAACATAGCGAATACATTCTTCCTGGTGGGCGTGGATCCATGAAGTCCTCCACTATATCTCTAATCATACCGGAATTACTGAAGAATAATTCGAACATGCACGCTCTGATTCTGCGAAAAGTCGGAAATACTATCAAAGATTCTGTTTACGCTCAGATGAAATGGGCGATTGATAAATTAGATCTAAATGAGGAATTTACCTGTAAAGTATCTCCCATAGAGATTACATATAAGCCTACTGGGCAGAAGATATACTTTCGTGGCGCTGATGATCCGTTAAAGATTAAGTCCATCAAGCCGGAGTTTGGTTATATCGGCATTGTCTGGTTCGAGGAACTTGATCAATTTGCCGGTCCAGAAGAAATACGAAATATTCAGCAGTCTGCGATTCGTGGTGGTAACGAAGCGTACAAGTTTAAATCATTCAACCCACCGAGAAGCAAGAATAACTGGGCAAATGAATATACGGCAGAAGCAGAAGAAAAGGACGATAGCGCACTAGTTGTACATAGTACATATCTTGATCTTGACATTGAGCAGGAATGGCTCGGAGATATATTCCTTGCAGATGCTGAACATCTAAAAGAAGTAAATCCAGACGCTTATGACAACGAGTATTTAGGGCACGCCAACGGAAATGGTGGAAATATCTTTGAATATATCGAAGAAAGAACTATCACGGACGAAGAAATTAGTCACTTTGATAGAATCTATCAGGGTGTTGACTGGGGATGGTTCCCAGATCCTTATGCATTTGCGCGGCTCTATTATGACCATGCAAGAGAGACAATTTATTTTCTTGATGAAATTGGCGAAAACAAAAAGTCAAATGACTGGACTGCTGCCGAAATCAAGAAGCGTGGTTATGATGACTATGTGATCACTTGTGACAGTGCTGAGAATAAATCTGTAAATGATTACAGGGACGCAGGACTTCCAGCAAGAGGAGCAATCAAGGGACCTGGCAGCGTTGAATACTCAATGAAGTGGTTGCAAAAAAGAAAATTAGTGTTTGACCCTGCTAGAACACCAAAAGCCTTAAAAGAGTTCAAGAAGTACGAATACGAGAGAGACAAGGACGGAAACATTATAAGCGGTTATCCCGACAAAGATAATCACTTTATAGATGCGACCAGATATGCCACAGAGTCAATGTGGACCAGAAGGGGGAACAGTGCATAATGAGTAAAATAGGAATAGAACTACCGAAAGAGTATTCGGACAGATTTGACAAATTACGCCAGAATCGAGCAGAAGTCAGCTTTTATAAATATGGCACAGCAGCAGACAACTTTGGAATGAAATTAGTAGATGCACTTGAATCACATGATATGTGCATTAAAAAATATAAAGAAACTGGAAACACAGAATATCTTTGCGATGCAGCAAATTATCTCATGTTTGAATTTATGTATCCACAGATTCCGAATGCATTTTTTCAAAGCAACAGATAGCGGAGAGAGTGCCGGAGTTGCCGGGACACCAATAAATCAGCTAAAAGAAAAATGGTGACTAAATGGGACTTATAACAACACTAAAAAGGTGGTTTAACATGATTTTCAAAAAACAAGCCGAAGAGGACTTTAATATCCAGGCAGCAGAGTTTCCAGAAATGGAATCGTTAATTAACCGGTGTGCGAACATCTACAGAGGCGTACCGGAATGGCTAGATGACAAGAATAATATCAAGACGATTAATTTTGCTAAATCTGTGTGTTCTGAGACTGCCAGACTTGCAACATTGGCGATCGGCATTCAGATTGATGGTTCTGCAAGGGCAACATGGTTACAGGAACAGATTGACAAGGTATATTTCCAGATCCGGCACTGGGTGGAATATGGATGTGCTTATGGAACGGTGTTCATTAAGCCGAATGGCGAGAGCCTTGACGTATTTACTCCGGCAGATGTGATAATTGTGGATTACGATAATCAGGAAATCAAAGGGATTATATTTAAGGATTCTTATACAGTTGGACGGAAATACTATACACGGCTTGAATATCATAGATTTGTTGAGACTACCGTGAATGGCGTGACAACCTATCCGTATTATGTTTCTAACAGAGCTTATGTATCAAAATCCCCTCAGTCAATCGGAGACAAGATTGACCTTAAACAGACCAAATGGGCAGATTTAATGGCAGATACGCCGCCGATACTCAAGGCAAACGGTGAGAAGCTGGACGGACCGTTGTATGGAGTGCTGCGGACACCACAGGCGAACAATGTGGACATCAGTACACCACTTGGACTTCCGATATTTGCGGAAGCTATAGAAGAATTAAAAGACCTTGACATTGCATACAGCAGAAATGCAAAAGAAATTCTTGACTCTAAGCGAACTGTTCTGGCAGATGACAGATTGTTGATGCCGAGTGGTTCACCTGTCTCCGCTATGACACCACAGGCAATGGAACGCAGATGCTTAGAAATGAGTTTACCAGATTATGTGAAAAACGTATTCGGGCAGGATGAGAAAGAGTTTTATCAAGAAATCAATCCGCAACTCAACACGGATACCCGTATAAGCGGCATAAATGCCCTTTTAAGCCAGTTAGGGTACAAGATTGGATTCTCTAACGGGTATTTCGTTTTTAACGAATCCAGCGGCATTCAGACAGCCACAGGAGTAGAAGCAGAACAGCAGAGGACAGTGCAGTTTATCAAGGATGTAAGGGATAAGTTGGAGTCTTGCCTAGATGAAGTTATTTACGCATTGAACGTCTACGCTGATTTGTACGGGCTTGCACCGGTTGGAGCCTATGAAGTAAATTACGACTTTGGCGATATTCTGTATGTGCGTGAAAACGACCGTGCTAGATGGTGGCAGTATGTGACAACTGGCAAGGTTCCGGCATGGATGTATTTCGTAAAGTTTGAAGGAATGACGAAAGACGAGGCGGTATCAATGACAAAAGAAGCAGAAAAAACACAAGTAAAAGGATTATTTGATGATGAATAAAAAAAGAGGGATTTATTTTCCCTCTGAATTAGATTTTAAATAATCAGATATTAATTTTTCAAGAATAGATGCTACGGAACACTTTTCTTTAATTGCAAGAATTTTAATTTGTTCCAATAAATTTTCATCTATGGTAGTCGTAAATTTAATTTTACTCATTATGGCACCTCCTTTAATATGAATATACCATAAATACGTATAGACGTAAAGAATAAAATATGTTACAATATACGTAAATAAGTATATACGTATAAAGGAGAACATGATATGAAAAATCAGATAAGATTGCATCTTGAGGGTGAAAGATATGGAAAGCTTGTAGTTATGGAAGAAGCCGAATCGATTTATAGTAAAACAGGTAAAATGATTCGGAGATGGAAGTGTAAATGTGATTGTGGAAATATCACAATCGTTAGACATGGAGATTTAAGAAATGGAAGTACTGTAAGCTGTGGCTGTTATAACTATGAAAAAGAATCGGCGGCGAAAACCCACGGATATTCTCGTACAAAACTTGGAAATGTTTTTGAGGGAATGAAGCAGAGGTGTAATAATCCCAAAAATAAGAACTATGAAAAGTATGGAGGAAGAGGAATAAAAATCTGTACGGAATGGTTAAATGATCCGAAAAAGTTCTTTGACTGGGCTATAAAAAATGGATATAAAGAGGGCTTGTCTATCGACAGGATAGACGTAAATGGAAACTACGAACCAGATAACTGCCGCTGGGCTGACAACGAAGCCCAATGCCTAAACCAGAGGCTAAGAAAAGACAATAAGACAGGACATAAGGGCATTTATTATAGTGAGGGAGTGTATAGGGTGCAAATTAGAAGAAACAAGAAGAGGTATTACTTTGGATCATATAAAACATTACCTGAAGCAGTAAAAGTGTTAGAAGAAGCTAAGGCAATGGTTGAAGAAGCACAGCCAAAAGAACCGACTTTGTTCGGTGATGAGGAATAATTATGCTTAGTCCAGAGTATTTGCGCAGAATCACAGAAGGCAGCGAACAGATTGCTGAGGAGCTGCATCAGTACATTGTCGGAGAAATTGTATCCAGAATGATGACGCGGATCGGCAGAGGCGAGAAGTATATACTAACCAATGCCGATGCTTGGAGAATTCGGACATTGCAAGAATCCGGTGAGCTGTTAGAAGATATTCTGTCAGAGCTGTCTAAATATACTAAGCGGCAGCAGGAAGAGCTAAGAGAGACGTTTGAAGATGCCGGAATCACTGCTCTCGATTATGATGACAAGATATACAAGGCGGCAGGATTAAGCCCTGTACCGCTCGAACAGTCGCCAGCTATGATAAGGCTCATGGAACGAAATATGCTTACGACTATGGGCGAGTGGAAGAACTTCACAAGAACGACTGCAAGTGCCGCTCAGAGACTCTATATCGAACAATGTGACCTTGCATATAACCATGTGATGACTGGAGCAGTTGGCTATACGCAAGCCATCAAAGAGGCGGTTAATAACGTTGTGAGTGATGGTGTTACGGTCACATATCCATCCGGCAGAAAAGACACGATTGAAACAGCAGTAGCACGTTCTGTCAGAACTGGTGTGGCTCAGGCTACGGGAGATATATCCTTAAAGCGCATGGAAGAAATGGAATGGGATTTAGTTCTGGTCAGTGCGCACATAGGAGCCAGAACAGGTGACGGCGGTGAGAATCCGGGAAATCACGCATGGTGGCAAGGCAAGATATACTCTCGTTCTGGCAAGAGCAAGAAATTTCCACCGTTCTCATTGACTGGATATGGAACGGCAAGCGGACTGTCAGGAGTTAACTGTCGGCATAGCTTTGGGGCAAGTGACGGGGAATTTAATCCCTATACAGAACTATCAGCGCAGGACAAAGCCAACAAAGGTAAACAGTACGAAAAAGAACAGCGACAGCGCACTTATGAGCGAAGAATCCGCAAAACAAAGCGTGAAGTCCTTGGAATGCAAGCGGCGGTTGATAACTGCAAGGACGAACAGGCGAAATTCGCATTACAGCAAGACCTTGACCGGAAGTCTTTTCTTCTCCAGAAACAAAATGCTGCATATAAGGACTACTGCAAGCAGAACGACCTGAGAGAGCTGCAAGACCGACTTATGATAGCGAAGTGGAACCGCCAGAATGCTGCAAAATCCAGAGGAGCGGCAAAGAGATATAAAACAGCAAAGGGGATTGACTGATGGACAGATGGGAATATTACAATCCGAATCCTGCCGGTAATCGAGTCGGAGATTGTGCTGTCCGGGCGATATGTAAAGCAACCGGCTTTGATTGGGAAACGGTATTCACCGGATTAATGATACAGGCGTGTGCTCTGTCAGATATGCCAAGTGCAAATTATGTCTGGGGAGCGTATCTCTACAAGCATGGATACAGACGCAAACTAATTGAGCAATCAGAACGGTATATCTATACAGTCAGCGACTTTTGCACAGACCATCCGACAGGTACGTATATTCTCTGCATAGATGGTCATGTAGTGACAGTACAAGAGGGCAAATATTTCGATACATGGAATAGTGGTAATGAGATCCCGGTATATTACTGGGAAAAGGAGTAGCTAAATGAGCATATCAGAATTTGTACAGATTTTCCTCTCTATCTGCGGAGGGGTGTCCATTGTCGGAGGGGCGGCAGCCGTAATTTTTAAGTGGATTACACCGGCATTTCGGCTTAATAAGCGAGTAGAGACACTGGAAGAACATGATAAGCGAGATTACGAGAGTCTTCGGAGAATCGCAGAACGAGATTCATTAATTCTGGAAGTGTTATCAACCATGTTGGATAGTCAGATTAGTGGGAATAATGTAGAAGAATTAAAAAAAACAAAACAGAAGCTTACAAATTATCTTGCGCAGAATCAACGTTAGCATTAGTAAGGGGTATGCTCATGAAGTTATATGTGTTCACTAAGAAAGATATAGACAGATTCTTAATAGAGTGTAATTTCACACCGGACGAAGAAAGATTGTTCCGGCTGAGATGTAAGGAATACACTCTTGAATACTGTGCTGAACAGATGAATGTGAGTATATCCACGGCGAAACGGCTGAGCCGGCGGGTAAATAATAAAATAATCAAAGTGTGCTGATACTTTTTAGACACTAATTAGAGCCAGAAACGACCTGTTTCCGGTTCTTTTTTTATGCAAAAATATAGCTATAGAAAGTCATAGAATAAGTCATAGAATAAGTCATAGAATAAGTCATAGAATAAGTCATAGGAGGTGTACGAGATGGCATTATATAACAATCCTTATCAATATAGTTTTGGCGTTCCGGGGCAAATGAATCAGTTCCAGCAACAGCCTGTCCAGATGCCAGCTCAACCAGTACAGCAACCCCAGCAGAATAATAATGGAATCCTGTGGGTATCTGGCGAAGTCGGTGCAAAATCCTATCTGGTAGCACCCGGAACAAGTGTTTTATTGATGGACAGTGAAAGTGAAAAGTTCTACATAAAATCCACAGACGTTTCCGGTATGCCACAGCCATTACGGACGTTTGAATACCACGAGGTAGGCACTCAGATGCCGCCTAAACAGCCTGTTCAGAACATGGACAAATATGTCACCAGACAGGAATATGACGATTTAAAGGGCAAATATGAAATTATCATAAACCGATTAAATTCTTTTTCTGAACCTGTTAGGGCTAATACCGTGCAGGAATCAGCAGTCAAGGGAGGAAACGCAGATGAGTAATCCATTATTCAATGCCCTTGGTGGTGGGATGCCACAGGGAAACGGACCAATGCAAATGATACAGCAGTTTATGCAGTTTAAGCAGAATTTTAAGGGAGACCCGAAAGCAGAAGTTGAGAAGATGTTACAGTCTGGGAAGATTTCCCAACAGCAACTTAATCAGGTTCAGCAGATGGCAGGACAGTTCCAAAACCTGCTGAAAGGAATGAAATAGTACATTACAATCTGGCCAGATTGATGTAAATACACAAAAAGGAGATTATATTATGGATGGTAATTATAGCTTAGCAGATATTGCCGCTGCTACTGGAAACGGTAGAAATAATGACGGCATGTTTGGTGGAGATGGTAGCTGGTGGATTATTGTTTTATTCATTTTTGCTTTCTTCGGATGGGGAAACAACGGCTGGGGCAATAATGGAAACGGCGGTGGATATACAGCCACAGCAGCTACTCAGGCAGATATTCAGAGAGGATTCGACAATTCCGCAGTGATCAGCAAGCTTGACGGAATCAATAACGGTCTCTGTGACGGATTCTATGCAGTGAATAACGGTATGCTTACCGGATTTAACGGAATCAACACCAATATCATGCAGACTGGTTTTGGAATCCAGCAGGCAATCAATGCCGATACTGTAGCCAATATGCAGAACACAAATGCGCTCCAGGCACAGCTTGCGAACTGCTGTTGTGAAACCAGGGAAGCTATCCAGGGCGTAAATTACAATATGGCACAGAATACCTGTGCATTGCAGAACACCATGAACAGCAACACAAGAGATATCATTGATAGCCAGAACGCTGGGACAAGAGCCATTCTCGACTATCTTTGCAATGAAAAGATTTCTTCCTTACAGGCTGAAAACAATGATCTCAGACGCGCCGCTTCTCAGGATCGCCAGAGTGCATTGCTTACAACTGCAATGGCTTCTCAGACAAACCAGATTATCGACGCAATAAGACCTACGCCGGTACCGTCTTTCCCTGCGTCAAATCTTTACGGGTATACCTGTAATGGGTGTAATTGCGGAAATTGCTAATTAAATAGCAACACGCAATAAAAAAGTATTGAGTTTGGTCTTAAAATAAGGTATAATAAAGCATAATAGGAGGTGCTTTTTATGCCAAAAAAATTGACGATTGAATACGTAAAGGAGTTTGTTAAAAACAAGACCGAGGGAAAATGTGAAGTACTTTCCGAGAAGTATGTTAATAATTCAACTCCTTTACGAATAAGATGCGGTTGCGGAAAGACATTTGAGAGAAATTTCAATAAATTGCGTGAACGGGAAATTATGTGCATTGACTGTTCAAGAGAAAGAAATTCGAGAAAATTTAGAAATAATCTTGATGATGTCATACAAAATATAAATTCCAGTGGATGCAAATATATCTCCGGAGAATATAAGAACAATCAATCAGTATTAACGATACAGTGCAGATGTGGAAATATTTTTCAAAAATCCTATGCAAAATTCTGTACAGGGCAAGACAGATGTCCAAAATGCGGAAACGAAAGTTTGAAAATAAAAAAAACAAAATATGATATTGATTTTGTAAAAAAGAGCTTGCAAAAAAAAGGATATTCGATTCTTGACGAAAAAGAATACAAAGACAACATGACTCCTTTCAGATGCACTTGTAAAAGAGGACACTTTGTTAATATCAAATTTCTTTATTTTTTAAAAAAAGAATCTGGTTGTGCAAAATGCGCTGCTATTGATAATAGAAACAAAAGAAATTGGAATTACAAAGACGGAAGGTGTAATGTTACGGATTCATTGAGAGATGTGTCTAACCCATGGAAAAAAGAGATAAAGAAAAGTTATGGGAATGTGTGCGCTATTACGGGAAAGAACGCTGAAAGGCTGTCTGTCCACCACTTGTATTCGTTTAACAAATTGGTTGAAAAGGCAAGCATGGAAACAGGAATACCTGTACTTGAAAAATTATCGGATTATGATAATCAAGATGACTTTTATATTCTAAAAGACGAATTAAAAAGAATTAATGATAGTCAAGAAGGTATCCCCATGTTAAGGAAAATACACAACCAATTTCATTCCGAATACGGAAAACAAGACAATACGCCAGAACAATTCGATCAATTTTTAAAAGACCATTACAATACTAATTTGCAGAGTATAAGAGAAAAGAAAATAAAGTAGTATCTTAATCTTTATGATTATGTCGGCTTATGCCGTATTACACAGAGGGGCAGGCTGAGACCTGTCCTTTTGTGATATGAAAGGAGTATTTTTATGGCAGAATTTACAAATGTAGCTGCTCAGACGGTAGCAGCAAATGGAAACGTAGTATTTTCAAACGTGGCAGTTAAAGGTTCTAACTGCATTCAGCACAGAGAGGGAAGTGGAATCATCACTCTGAGAGGGCTTACTAACCAGTGCAAGGCTAGATTTTTCGTGGACTTCTCTGGTAATATCGCGATTCCAACAGGCGGTACAGTTGAAGCTATCTCTTTGGCAATTGCAATCTCTGGAGAACCAGTATTATCTTCTCAGATGATTTCCACACCGGCAGCAGTAGATCAGTATAATAATGTGTCCTCTGGCATCTATATTGATGTACCTCGCGGATGTTGCGTTAATATCGCAGTAGAAAACACAAGCGATCAGGCTATTTCTGTTGCGAACGCAAACATTGTTGTGACCAGAGAAGCATAGGAGGTGTGATTATGAGAGACATTAAAGACTTATGTGCAAGAATTGAAGACGAACTGTCCAAAATCGCTGATAATGGACTGACCACTGGAAATCTGGAAATGACATATAAGCTGATTGATATGTACAAAGATATCAAGAACACGCAGTACTGGGATAAGAAAGCGGAGTATTACAACGCTGTCCTTGATGAGATGCGTGGCGACTACAATGACGATTACAGCGAACGTGGAAGAAAACGTGACAGTATGGGGAGATACAGCGCAAATGACGGCAGAATGATGCCAGATTACGACAGAGGTAGTTCTTATGCCAGGCGCGGTGAACATTATGTAAGAGGGCATTACAGCCGTTCTGACGGGCGAGACGCTTACGATGATTATATGACGCAGAAACAGAGCTATCGTTCCGGCAAGTCTGAGGACTGCAAGAGGAAGATGCTTGCCGCTCTGGAAGAACATCTGGACGAACTTACAACAGAAATGAGCGATATGTCCAAGGATGCAGAGTGCCGGGAAGAACGTGATCTTGTCAAGAGATACGTGGAAAAACTTCGGGATATGCTCTAAAAACGCAAAAAGTGGTAGAGAGGTAGTTAAAATAAATCTGTTATAATGTAATTGTGCAGCAGGAAGTACAACGGTTGTTTTAACATTTTCGTTTTAATCCTCCTTTCTTTAATTTAGTAGCTGGCGCGCACGCTTTAATGGAAAGTTAAACAGGTTCGAGTCCTGTCGTGCGTATTTGCCGTCTGGCACACAAGATGGCATACCTCCTTGATTAAGGTTTTTGTTATTCATACTTTTCTTAAAAAAAGAAATAAATATCCGAAACAACTCGTGGTAGGCATAACACGTTAAATACCTTGCTAATCCGGGGATCCGGGTTATGTGGAATGTACGTTAATGGTAGACTGACAGGGTCGCGCCCTGGGTTCCGGTTCGATTCCGGGCGTTCCGCTTTGATTTGGTTAAAATTATGCTGTTTGTTTGCAGGCGGTCTATGATTTGGCTGAATCACAACATCATGATGCTGTAAAGGTTATGTCTTATCCTGTAGACTAATGTTTAGTCCGAAAAGGCACTTCAATGTGGCTTCGCCAAGTGGTAAGGCACCGGGCTTTGACCCCGAGAGAGGAACACTCATTCATTGGTTCGAATCCAATAGCCACAGTTACCCTGTCAGTGGTCTAACTGGCTTAATCCATTTTACCTGCGGCGGCAGGTCAATAAACACGACCAGGAGGATGTTATGCAGAAACTTATTGACACACTTAAATCATTTGGAATTGAAATCCCGGAGGACAAGCAGGCAGATGTGAAGAAAGCACTCTCTGAGCATTACAAGAACGCAAAAGAAGTAGCGAAAACTCTGTCGAAAGTTGAGGGTGAACGTGATGACTGGAAAGAACGTGCTGAGACAGCAGAGGAAACCTTAAAAGGCTTTGATGGTATCGACCCGGCAAATGTTAAGACCGAATTAGAGACCTGGAAACAGAAAGCGGCAGATGCAGAGAAAGAGTTTAATGCAAAAATCTATGACCGCGATTTTTCAGATGCACTTAAAACAGCACTTGATGATGTTAAATTTTCCAGTGAGGCTGCAAAGAAGTCTGTTATGGCAGACATCAAAGGAGCAGGATTGAAGCTGAAAGACGGTAAAATCCTTGGACTGAATGATCTGATTGAGCAGATGAAACAGTCTGACGCATCCGCTTTTGTGGATGAATCTCAGCAGCAGGCTCAGCAAAGTCAGGCAAGATTTACCACTCACATTGGGCAGCAGCGGACACCGGGAAGTATGACAAAGAAGGACATCGAAGCAATCAAAGACCCGTCCGAGAGACAGGCTGCAATTGCTCAGAATATCCAGTTATTCCAGTGATTTTTTACACCGACTATACACCAGAGTATAGCCGCTAACCCAATACCTTAACAATTATGGGCAGAAAGGATTTTTTATGGCAGCAAAAGCTAATCTTATTATGACAAATGATATTCAGGTAACGGCACGTGAGATTGACTTCGTTACCAGATTCGAGAGAAACTGGGAACACTTACGTGATATTCTGGGCATCATGAGACCTATCAAAAAACAGCCGGGTGCTGTACTCAAGTCCAAATACGCAGAGGGTACTTTGCAGAGCGGAAATGTTGGTGAGGGTGAGGAAATCCCTTACAGCAAGTTTACTGTAAAAGAAAAGACCTATGCGGAAATGACTATTGAAAAGTACGCAAAGGCTGTATCTATCGAAGCAATCAAGGATCACGGTTATGAGAACGCTGTTCAGATGACTGATGATGAATTCCTTTTCCAGCTTCAGACTGACGTTACCGGCAGATTCTATGATTATCTGAAAACCGGTACACTTACTTCCACAGAAACTACATTCCAGATGGCTCTGGCAATGGCTAAAGGCCGTGTAGAAAACAAATTCAAGCAGATGCACAGAAATGTGACTGGCGCCGTTGGATTTGTGAACATTCTGGACGTATATGAATACCTCGGAGCAGCTGAGATCACTATTCAGAACCAGTTCGGATTCCAGTATATGAAGGACTTCATGGGATTTAACACAATCTTCTTACTGTCTGACAGCGAAATCCCGAGAGGACAGGTTATTGCCACCCCCGTTGAGAACATCGTGCTTTACTATGTAGACCCGAATGAATCTGACTTTGCGAGAGCTGGTCTGGTGTATACCGTTTCCGGCGAAACAAACCTGATCGGATTCCATACACAGGGTAACTACCACACAGCAGTGTCCGAAGCGTTCGCAGTTATGGGACTGACTCTTTTTGCAGAATACATTGATGCAATCGCAGTAATCACCATTGATGAAACACCAACGCTTGGCACTTTGACAGTAACATCTGCGGCTGGAACAGCAAGTGGCGATACAAAAATCACTGTAAATCCGGCTAAGGAAAATGCCAACAACGTATATAAATACAAAGTTGCAGCAGAAGCAGTAACTGTCGGATATGGACAGAATCTCAGAAACTGGACTACATGGGACGGAAAAGCTGACATTAAGGCAGCAACCGGACAGAAGATTACAGTGGTTGAGTGCGATGGAACATACAAGGCACTGAACGCCGGAAGTACAAGCGTAACAGCGAAATCATAAATGTAGGAGGTATCTGGAATGGCTTATGCAGATTATAAATTCTATACAGAATCATTCGGCAATGTCGTGCCAGAAACCGACTTTCCACGACTGGCAGAAAGAGCCAGTGATTTTGTAGATACAATGACGTTTGACAGGTTGGTGGATGGACTGCCGACGAATGAGCGCTCTCAGAAACGCATCAAAAAGGCGGTCTGTTCATTGGCTGAATTAATGTATCAAATTGAGCTTGCTGAAAAGAATGCTATCAATTCCGCTGTGAGCGGTATGTCAACCGCAATCGGGTCTGGTGGTAGCACGACAGGCGTTGTAACATCTGTATCATCTGGCAGTGAATCCATCTCTTACGCAACGCCACAGCAGAAAGCATCAGGTGCAAAGGAATGGAGTGCGGTGTATGCCGCCGCCGGAGATGTACAGAAAACGAATGACTTACTTCTTAAAACAGCTTTACCGCTTTTGATGGGAGTAAGGACGGATGATGGAATACCAGTATTATATGCAGGAGTGTGATTATATGGACATTTCAACATTAGGCTCATGTATAGCAATCGTTATGATTTGCTACATCGTGGGAATGGGATGTAAAGCATCAAAAAGAATCCCTGATGAATGGATTCCGGTGGTCATGGCGGTTATTGGTGGAATTCTCGGAGCTGTCGGAATGGGAGTTATCCCGGATTTCCCGGCAACGGATTATATCACGGCAGTTGCAGTCGGTATGTTTAATGGATTGTCAGCTACCGGTGTGAATCAGGTTATTAAGCAGACAGTGCAGAAAGAATAATTAAGGAGAGGATATCATGTATTCGTCTAAAATTACACTTTTCAACTATTACGAAAGTGCCACAACTGGAGATGCGTACTGGTATCCTCATGTTTTATCCGGCGTTGACCTCATTACTGACAAAGGGGCAATTCTCAAAAAGTACGGACCAGACGCAACTGACAACGCACAGTTACATGTTCGATACACTGTCCAGAACGGAGATATAACAATTACTGATAAAGACGGCAAGATTCTCCCGTATGTGCCGCAAAAAGAGTGGAAACAGCAGATTAACAACGCTCTGGAAGACACTATTACATTCTCAGATGAGTCGTTCTTCTGGGAGGGTGAGTGGACTGGCGGAACGGTAACTGATGGTGATTACAGAAATGGATTCTATCAGTACATGAATGAGAATAAGGATAATGTGTTTAAGATTACCAGTGTTGGCGGTCCGTATACGCTGATTCCGCATTTTGAGATTCTAGGTAAGTGATATGAGTAAAATTCATCATTTCAAAGGATTCTCCGTAGTTGATGGAGATATGAAAATTAAACTGAATATGAACAGATTCTCCAGACAGTATCAAGAAGCTCAGTATCTCCTTGATGGAATGGTTATGGACAGTATGATTCCATTCATGCCAATGATCTCAGGAAATTTTATTAACCGTACAAGAGCAGAAAGTACATCTTTACAAGGCAGTGGAAAAGTATGTGCGGCGGCGGCTCCATACGGGCGCTTTCTGTATGAGGGTAAAACCATGGTTGACGAATCAACCGGAAGCCCTTATGCGAGACGTGGAGCAAAGAAAGTCCTTGTCAGTCAGTTCTCTGGTCGGACAGCTGCAAAGGAGAATCTTGAATACACCAAACAGGCACACCCACAAGCGCAAGCTAAATGGTTCGATGCCGCTAAACGACAATACGGTAGCACATGGATACGTAAAGTAAAAGCACAGGCAGGAGGCGGTAGACATGGCAGATAAACCTATCAGTAAAGATGCAACCGGATATGAAATTTTGACAGACGCCATGAAGGCACTTCTGAATCAGTATCCCGGGCTATACGAAAATGAAACAATCAAATTTGAGGAACTTGGCAAAGAATCCGGAATCGCTTTCTCAGCAGACAACGGAGCTTTAGTCTATTCGGAAAAAGAAGATGTATGTGGAGTAATGCATCAGGTATGCCAGTACCCATTTTATGTGGTTTACCGAACAGCATCTGACAAGGAACGACAGAAGTTATCTGTTCAGAAGTTCCTGGACAGTCTCGGCAAATGGATATGTCGAGAACCAGTTGTCATAAATGGCTCTGAGACACGTTTAAATGCGTTTCCCGAGCTTTCACAGGGGCGAGTGATAAAACGCATCACTCGTGACAACTCCTATGGTTTAGAGCCACAGGAGAGTGGTGTGCAGGACTGGTTATTGCCATTGTCAGTGCGCTACGAAAACACTTATGAAGTAATATAACGTAACAACCGGCTATCAATCAGAGATAGTCGCTAACCTACACAGCCTTTTAAAAGTATAGGCAGAAAGGACATTTCTATGGCAGTTACAGGCAAAATTGACCGTAAATACATGGCTCATTATATTGACGCAGGTTCCCTCTGTGGAGGGCTGACGCCGAAATATGAGCGTCTTGGCAAGGATCTGGAAGAGTACAATGTAGAACTCAATCCGGACACTGAAACCTCTAAAAACATTCTCGGAGAATCCACGTTCAAACATAACGGCTACGAAGTTTCTTCTGATGCTGATCCGTTCTATGCAGACACTACATCTGATCTGTTCACAGCATTACAGAAGATTGTAGATGGACGCCTCAAGGACGATAACCTCAAGACAAAAGCAGTTGAAGTCCATCTCTGGACAGAAGCCACAGCAGGCAAGTATGAAGCGTATCAGCAGGATTGCTACGTTGTGCCGACCTCCTACGGTGGTGACACATCTGGTTATCAGATTCCGTTCACAGTTAATTACGTTGGAGAACGTGTCAAAGGTAAATTTGATATTACTTCCGGCTCATTCACAGCTGACAGCGAATAATTTTTTTAGGAGGGCGTAGAAAATGGCAAAGACAATTAATACAAGCATTGATGATGGATTTCTTATTTTTACATTCACAAACAAGCAGGGAGAAATCTTTTCTTCCTTTAAGCTGAACCCGACCGACATCAATGTTGCAGCAAGAGCGGAAGAATTGGAAACTTTCTTTGAACAGGCTCAGGAATCTGTTAAAAATGTTTCTTCCAGCAAAGAAATGGCAGAGATTAATAAGCAGATTGAGGACAAAATCAATTATATGCTCGGATACGAAGCATCTAAGGATTTATTCAAAGAACCAATTACCGCAACAACTGTTTTTGGAAATGGTCAGGTGTTCGCCTATATCGTTCTGGACAAAATCAACGAAGCACTTACTCCGGAAATTGAAAAGAGAAAGAAAAAAATGCAGGAAGTGGTCAATAGGTACACGGAGAAGTATGCAAAATGACCGCCTATGAACTTCCCACCTCACTAAAAATCGGTGAGGTGGATTTTTCTATCAGGACAGATTTTCGGGCGATTATTGATATTCTGGTCGCTATGAATGACCCGGAACTGGACGAACAAGCGAAAGCAGTTGTTATGTTGCAGATTCTGTTTGAGGACTGGCAAAGTATACCCCCGGAACATCTTACAGAAGCTTGTCAGAAAGCCTGCGAGTTTATTGACTGTGGTCAAGCTGACGATAGTCCGAATAAGCCGAAACCTCGTTTGATGGACTGGGAACAGGACGGAGACATGATCGTTCCGGCGGTAAACAAGGTTGCCGGTAAAGAAATCAGATCCATGCCTTATATGCACTGGTGGACGTTTTTCGGATACTTTATGGAATCTGGTGAATGCCTTTTTAATACCGTAGTTGGAATCCGGTCAAAAAAGACAAAGGGTGAAAAGCTCGATAAATGGGAAAAGAAATTCTATCACGACAACAAAGATATTATTGACATAAAAACACGTCTCAGCGATGAGGAGCAAGCTTATAAAGATAAGCTGAATGAGATGTTGAACCTCAAATAGTTAGGAGGTGGACACATGGCTGCTGATGGCTCAGTCATTATTGATACCAGAATGGACACATCAGGTGTGCAAAACGGCGTATCAGCAATCAGGCAGTCTTTTAACGGACTTGGCAGCGTAGTAAAAAAAATAGGCGTACTGATTGGCGGAGCATTCGCAATTGGGAAACTGGCCCAGTTTGGGCAAGAGTGCGTAGAACTTGGCTCTAATCTGGCAGAAGTACAGAATGTGGTTGATGTTACATTTACCACAATGTCGGATAAGGTCAATGAATTTGCAAAGAATGCCATGACCTCAGCCGGATTATCTGAAACGATGGCAAAACAGTATGTCGGAACATTCGGGGCAATGTCTAAGTCGTTCGGATTCTCAGAAGCACAGGCTTACGACATGTCAACGGCTTTGACACAGCTGACTGGCGATGTGGCATCATTCTATAACATCAGTCAGGACTTGGCTTATATTAAGCTGAAATCAGTATTTACGGGTGAAACGGAAACACTCAAAGATCTCGGCGTGGTAATGACCCAGTCGGCACTTGACCAGTATGCGCTGGCAAATGGCTATGGCAAAACCACATCTGCTATGACCGAGCAGGAGAAAGTTGCCCTCCGTCTGGCTTTTGTACAGAAGCAGTTATCAGCTGCATCTGGTGACTTTATCCGTACTTCTGACAGCTGGGCAAACCAAGTGCGAGTGATGCAGTTGCAGCTGCAATCTCTCAAGGCAACAGTCGGACAGGGGCTAATCAATCTCTTCACTCCTGTTCTGAAAGTTATTAATATCTTGCTCGGTAAGTTAGCAACTCTGGCAAATGCCTTCAAGTCATTTACGGAGTTAATCACCGGGAAAAAATCTTCTGGTCAGACAGGTGCGAGCGGCGCAGGTCTTGTCGGAACAGATGCAATAGCTGATACGGCAGACCAATATGGAAATGCTGCCGGCAATGCCGAAAAGCTGGCAGATGCAACAAATGATACAGCAGACGCAACCAAGAAAGCTACTAAGGCGGCAAAAGGATATCTTAGTCCTCTCGACGAAATAAATAATTACTCAACGGATAAAAGTGCGGATTCATCGTCAAAAGTACCGGGTACAACTGGTGGACTTGCAGATCAGATGAAAGATGCTGTACAAAATGTTGATTACGGAAAGGTTGCAGAAGGCGAGACAGTCCTTGACAAAATTAGCAAATCAGCTGAAAAGCTCGCGAAGCTCCTTAAAAAGCTCTGGAAGCCATTTCAGGACGCTTGGAAAAAAGAGGGTAAGAATACTATTGATGCGGCACAGATTGCTCTATCTGGAATTGCGAAGCTTGCTAAGAGTGTAGGCAGGAGTCTCATGGAAGTCTGGACAAACGGTACAGGTACGACAATGCTTACAACCATGCTAAGGATTGCTCAGAACGTGCTTAAAACTATTGGGAATATTGCATCCGGTTTTGCCGATGCGTGGAATAAGAACAATGTCGGAACGCAGATTATACAGAACATTGCAGATGCTCTTGTGGTAGTTATGCAGTTTGTTGAGAGAATTGCTGCAGATACGGCAACATGGGCGGCGAACTTAGATTTCTATCCGCTGTTAGAATCTATCAGTAATCTGACAAGTGCATTTGCACCAATTCTGGAATCCATTGGAAATGTTCTTGAATGGATTTACAATAACATCGTTCTTCCGATGTTGAAATGGGTTATTGAGGTAGGACTTCCGACAGTGATTAATTTAGTCGCAAAAGTAGCAACTTTTCTTGCTGATCATCAGTCGATTGTTGAAGCGTTCGGCGCAGCCCTAATCGGAGCGTTCGCGGCAGCAAAGATTGCAGAATTAGCATCGGGAGTTATCAAAAGTGCATCTGGAATAGCTACAGCCGTAAAAGGACTTATCGCGTTAATGACTGGCACTGGCGGGATCATGGGTGGAATCAAGGCCATTGCGACAGCAATCGGTACTGGCGGGATTTTCGCGATCGCAGTCGGTGCTGCTATAGCAATCGGAGTTTTGCTGTACAAAAACTGGGATGAAATATGCGCGGCAGCAACAAAATTAAAAGACTGGGTTGTTGAAAAGACTCGTGAATTGTCAGAATCAGCAACACGTACATTAAGCAATTTGAAAGAAAAGATAGCTAATGTTTGGAATATTATTAAAACATCAACATCTACTACTTGGAATGCAATCAAAAAGACACTTTCTGGCCTTTGGAATTCTCTTAAATCCACGGCCAGCACAGTATTTAATGCAATTAAAACTAAAGTTGTAGGCGTATGGGACAGCGTAAAGAACAAGACATCAAAAACATGGGAAAACGTAGCTACGTTCGTGTCTAATAAAGTAGAAGCGATAAAAAATGCTATCACTAATAAGTTTAACGCCGCCAGAGATGCAGTCAAATCTGCATTTGAAGGTATTGTGAATTTCATCAAAGCTCCGATTAATCAGGCAATCAGCATTGTTAATAATGCAGTTGGGATGATTAATAATGCAATTGGTGGAATTGAATCTGCGTTCTCTTTCGGGCCTTGGACTGTTCCAACACCGTTTGGTTCAAAGACTATTGGATTTCATGCAACATTTCCACGTGTCGGAACTATTCCGTATCTGGCCAGCGGTGCAGTCATTCCACCGCGAAGTGAATTTCTTGCAGTATTAGGAGATCAGAAGAAAGGGAATAACCTGGAAGCGCCGGAAAGCTTGCTGCGACAGATTGTCCGGGAAGAGTCAAGGAAAGGACAGGGAAACGGAAACACTTACAATGTTACAGTCAATGCATCTGGCAGAAAACTATTAGACATTATCATTGATGAAGCAGAGCTTAGGAGACGCAGAAATGGCGGTCAGAATCCATTCTTGTTAGGAGGTGTGTAAATGGCACAGGAACAGTTTAAGATTGATGGGGTCACTATAAAGGCCCCTGACACATATAAGCCAGTGTTCGCAACTACATCCACAGAAAGTTCTAAAAGAAGTCAGGATTTAGTTATGCATAACACACCAATGGGAACCATTGCTGGGTATGACATGGAATGGGGTGAACTTAAATGGGACGAGATCGCGAATATTCTAAATTTGATGATTAATAAAAGCCAGTTCACTTTTCATCATAAGGACCCCAGAACTCCGGGCAAATGGGTCGACAAGACGTTCTATGCATCTAATTTCAACATGGCAGCGCAAACACTCAAAGACAATGAGGAACGATGGACAGGATTAACTATTAGCGTAAGGAGCATTCGACCAGTATGATTAATGTTACAAATCAGTTAAAGACGGAATCTCTCTTAAATAGCAACTATTATGTTACGGCGAATGCAGTGCTGCGTGATGGGACAACTTTAAACCTGGAAAAAGAAGATTTCTACCTTGACGGAAACGGAATTGTAGATTCTTCTGATTCCGGGGACTTCCCGATAGGTGTAGCCATTGAAAAGACAGCAACATTGGCACTGGTCAATGATGATGATAGATTCTCTAACTACAACTTTGCCGGAGCACAGTTTACTCTATTCTTAAATTTACAACTGTCCGATAGATTGGAAACCATTCGCCGCGGCACGTTTATTGTGTCGAAAAAGCCCGCCACTTCCGATGAGATTAACCTCACTTTGCTGGACTATATGAGCAAGGCAGAGACAGATTACAACACAAATCTTATTTTTCCATGCTCTGCCAGAGAAGTTTTAGAGGATGCCTGCCAGCAGACCGGGATCGTGCTGGGTGATGCAGTATTTAAAAATGCAGACTATCAGGTGCAAAAGAAACCGGAGAACACCACTTTTAGAGCAGTAATCGGTATGGTTGCAGCTCTGGCAGGCGGCAACGCTCGCATTGATGAGAATGATAATTTGCGAATCATCACTTTTGACGATGGTGTTGATACCATAACCTTAGAAACAATTCCATGGCATGACATTAACGGAAACACTATTCTTGACATTGATAGCAACGAGATTGAGACAATTCTCGAGCGAAAAGGATTTAAGCCAAATTTTATCAATAACCTTACCTATGATGTTGACGATGTAGTTGTTACTGGGGTCAAGTATACAGATAATGAGACGGAATACAAGTACGGTACAGACGGATATGTCATCACGATTGACAACAAGCTTCTGAGTGGCAATGAACAGACGGGTGTTGACCTGATCGGAAAAGAACTTGTCGGCATGAGATTAAGACCATTCTCTTGTGATAGCATAGCGGTTGGGTACGCCACATTTGGAGACAGGGTTACTTTTGCAGACATTAAAGGAAACATTTATTATTCCTACTTAACAGATGTAGACTTTGCTTTTTCTGGAAGCACAAGTTTTGCATGCAATGCTAAAAGCATGGAGGATATTGATGCAGATTATCCCGACAGTATGCAGGTAGAGGTTGACAACCTTAAGAAAGATTCCGAAAAGAAAATCACTGCTTACGATGCAAAATTAAAGCAGATGAACGAATTAGCCGCAAATACACTTGGATTTTATTTTACTGAGGAAATTCAGCCGGATGGGTCTTCAGTATCATATCGTCATGATAAACCATCCTTAAAAGATTCAAAAGTAATTTATAAAACAGGTGTGAATGGATTCTTCCTTTCAGTTGATGGTGGAAACACCTGGAAAGCAGGATTTGATTCCAATGGAGACGCAGTTCTGAATATATTGTACGTAATCGGCATTCAATCTGATTGGATCAATACAAGAGGATTTACGGCAAAAGACAATGACGGCAACATTACATTCCGCATTGATGCAGAGACAGGGGCTGTCAATCTTAATGCTACAGAACTCACGATCAAAGGAAAAACGCCTGAGAACGTGGCAAATGCCGAGGTTGAGAAGTTTATTACAGAGGTATATTCTCCGCAGATTAAAGTTCTTCAGGAGCAGATTGACGGACAGATAGAAGCATTCTTTGGAGACTATGTTCCTGATGGCAATAATGAACCGGCGTCCACTTGGACAGATGACACAACTAAAGAAAAGCACTTAGGCGACCTGTTTTATATTGTAAACAACGAAGAATATGGTGGACAGGCTTACAGATATGCAAAGATTAATGGCGAATACAAGTGGGATTATGTAAAAGACACTGCGGTGGTCAAAGCTCTGGCTGATGCGGCGCAGGCACAAAACACGGCAAATGCAAAGAAGAGAATTTTCGGAGCAGAGCCGGTTCCACCTTACGATATTGACGATTTATGGGTTCAGGGAAAGACAGGGGACATTCTTAAGTGTCAAAAGGCAAAGGCAGAGGGCGCAAGCTATGACGCCGATGACTGGGTGAGAGCATCTAAGTATACAGATGATTCAGCAGTTACAACCTTTATCAAGGGCGTTTTTGCTGATACGATTGAAAGTCTCCAAGAGCAACTTGACGGTAAGATTCAGACCTGGAGCCAGGATACAGACCCGGCGCTTGAATGGACAGAAACAGAAGAGATTCCGTGGACAGATGTTGACGGAAATTCTATTCTGGATGTAAGCGAAAATGAGATTTTGATTACTTGGGAAAAAGGAAAATACGTCCACAAAGGAGATCTTTGGCAGAATACTGCAAATAACACGCGTTGGCGTTGGGATGGAAATAAATGGGTAGAACAGGAAGTACCAGACTATCTGTTTGATAAGATTGATGGGAAAGCAGCAGTTTATTTCGAACAGCCTAAGCCACCATACAACATGGGAGATTTCTGGATCACATCAAAAGCAGATGGCGAAGCTTCTATCAAAACAGCGGTTAGAAACCGGTCGGATGGCGCATTTACTGACACTGACTGGATTGATTTCAAATATGCCGATAAAACCGATATTGATAATGCAGTCAAAGAGTATGACACAAGCCTTGGACAGGATGAAGTATTTAATAAGCTTACTAATGGCGGTGAAGAGCAAGGCATATATATCAAGGACAAGAAGCTGTATATTAATGCAAATTATATCCTTGCTGGTGTCCTTGCAGGAAAATTTATAAACGCTAAAGGTATTAAGGTTATTGACAGCGATAACCAAATCACGCTCCATATTGATGACAATGGAAAGGTACACATTGCCGCGACAGAGTTTTCGTTAAAAGGAAAAGCTGTATCCGAAATAGCAAAAGATACAGCGTCTAATACCGCGACTGAAATCGCGACAAAATATGCAACGTTGAGTGTGCTGTTATCAAATGAATTCCAGGGAATCCCAACAGATTCATCTGGCAAATATACTACATTTCCGACATGCAAAACTACGGTAACTGTACTGTATGGTGCTGAGAACGTGACCGCACAGTCAAATATTTCATTCTCTGCGGAAAACGGAATAAGTGGTTCTGCGTCAGGGGCAACGTACACGGTCTCTGGACTGTCCGTGGACAGTGGCACAATCACAGCAACTGCAACTTACAATGGGATGACCGCAAAGAAAGAATTTGTAGTTGTGAAGCAAAAGCAAGGTGATACCGGAAATGGAATCTCGAAGATTGTACAGCATTATCTCGCTACGTCCAGTTCGTCTGGTGTATCAACAAGCAGTTCTGGATGGACAGAAGCTGTGCAGACTCCAACACCGGACAAGCGATACTTATGGAACTATGAGGAGACTTTCTTTACAAACGGGTCTAAGACAACAACACTTCCTCACGTGATTGGCGTATATGGAGAAAAAGGTAAAGACGGACAGGACGGAAAAGATGCCAGTGAAATGACCCAGTTGGATATTTTTAATAAATTAACCAACAACGGGGAAACACAGGGACTATATCTTTATAACAACAAGGTGTATCTGAATGCCTCGTATATTGACACAGGGTATTTGGCAGGATGGGAAGTTGGATATAGAAAGCTTTCAGCAAGTGGCACGTATGGAGAAGTAACGCTAGACGCTTCAGCTGGGGAAATCTATTCAGAGACGAATACAGGAGTATATGTGCCAGGGTACGGCACATTGTATGGAACACGAATTAGAGGAATCAATCTTTATACGGGAACTGTACACGCAAGCTCAGTCTCGGTTGGCACCAGCGTTTCGGCAGACAGTGTTTCGACATCAAAAAAAGTTAAAGCAGGTACACATGTAGAAGCCAGTGGACACTTTTACAGCCTTGGCACAGGCACTGACCTTGCGGATTTAAGTGTGCGTGGAACAAAGAAGAGGATTCTTCCAACAAAAAACTATGGCACACAGGCATTTTATTGCTACGAAATGGCATCCCCTATATTCGGAGATATTGGAGAAGCATCCATATCGGAAGATGGCACATGCCTGATAGACATAGACGACATTTTTCAAGAATCTACCAATGTAGGGATTGAATACTATGTTTTCTTGCAAAAGGAAGGAGATGGCGATTGTTGGATAGATAAAAAGGAACAGACGTATTTTATTGTTAAAGGCACTCCGGGACTTAAATTTACATTCGAAATCAAAGCACGGCAAGTTGACTATGAGCATATGCGGTTTGCCGATGCGAGTGAGACAGCTTATGACAGGGCGATAGACACAGACATGCCAGAACCAGACTACGGCGAAAGCCTTGAAGTATCAGAACCAGATTATGAAAAGGAACTTTTTAATGACAGGGAAAACATTATTGACGAAATGGGGAAAATATAATGAAAAAAATTCTTACAAGTTTTATGAATCTTAGCACAGGAGAGGGAAGCCGTATCGCTTACACCTATTCCGAGGTAAACGAGGAAACAGGAGAAGTTGTCAGCCAGAACAACAAAGGCAATTTCCTTGTGATGAATGACGATGTACAGGCTCATCTTGATGCAGTCAAGAAATATATCCGGGACAAATATTTAGTATAAGGAGGAAACAATTATGCCAAAGTGGACAGATTATACTATAAAAACTACAGTAGCTGATAATGATGAGATTATGACACTTGATACGGCAGGGAAGGCAAATAAACGCCTTTCACTGTCTACTCTTTCAGACTGGGTACTTGGAAAAATTGCCGACAAAGTATTCGAGAAGCTTCAGACAAACGACAAAACGATTCTGGGAGCGATTAATGAATTAAATAGTAAGACATTCAAAGGGAGTGTATCTTTGATATCATATGATAATGATGAAAGTTATGTTACAGCCGTATTTTCTATTAATCCCAGTCAAACATGCAATCCTTGTGCTATTAATATTGCAAATCGAGTGTGTGTATTTTTCCTTAATGGATATGTTCCTAAGCTACTTGGTTTTTCAATGACATCTAACGTAAGAGAATGCTTTTTTAGTGGAAATGGAGTTACAAATATCACTCTTACAATAAAATTTGGGAATGATAATTATTTATCCGAAGACCAATGTAAGACTGCAACAGTAATGTCCTATATTATAAAATAGTAACTCATCAAGAGTGGAAAATCGCATACAATTCGAATGGCATAATAAAGATGAAAAATATCCTTCAGGCTTAAAATTGGTGGTCGATAAAACGACAACTTTATTGTTGCCAATAGAAAGTTTTGTAAAGATGGAATGACATTTAAGCAACTTCGTATTCCCATTTAATTCATTAAAAAATGGAAAACTTTCGTAAAACCTCTACTTATTTATAAGGAACAGTGCAAAAAGGTTAATCAAGAGTCGGTCAGATACAATCACCACAAATATGTTATTTAGCATTATCCGGCAGGCAATCACCTGTCGGATTTTTAAATTGGTACAGAGATGTCTTAACGCTAAATGCTATAATCAGAATTAGGTAAGAATCTTTGCGAAAGGAGCAGGTAACATGACAACTGAACAAAAGAACGTCCTGAGAAAGATTATTTATGCAGTCGAGACCGGCGGGCAGGTCTACGGACAGCAGGATTATTCGGACTTCACAGAAGCCTACACCAATTCTTCTGGGGAACACGCAATCACAATCGGGGCAGGACAGTGGTACGCAACCGAAGCACAAACGCTTTTGAAACGGATTCATGATGCAGATACGGAAGCATGGGACCGGTTAGACAATATCGGATTATGGGAGCAGGTACAGGAGGCAGACTGGTCTTGCTTTAACATTTCCAGAAACAGCCAGTTCGCCAATTTAATCGTTCAGCTTATATCATCCAAAATCGGCGTTAAATGTCAAGATAGTCTTATGGATGAACAATTAGCCACATATGCAGATGAAGCCCTTAAACAGGGCGTTACGGATGCTAGAGCGCAAGCTATGTGCGTGAACTTTAGGCACCAAGGTGGACTAGGGGCAGTAACCCGGATTCTAGCAAAGACTCAGAAACCATATACATTGGACAATCTCTATGCAGCTTGCCAGACGGACACAGGGAACCAAGTGGGAGCATATAAGGACAGGCAGAAATTTGTTTACGATGCGCTGAAAACATATTTTCCAGAAAGTGAGGAAACAGGCATGAACGCAATTGATAAATTAATCCAGATCGCAAAGAATGAAGTTGGATATCTTGAAAAGGCAAGCAATAGCCAGCTTGACAGCAAGACAGCAAATGCAGGTTCCAATAACTATACAAAATATTGGAGAGATGTAAAGCCATCTTATCAAGGACAGCCATGGTGTGCCGGCTTTGTGAGTTGGTGCTTCATGAAAGCTTTTGGACAGGAGAAAGCAAAGGAACTCTTAAAACACTGGCCTTATGTGTACTGTCCGACACTTGGCAATCTGTTTACAAAGAATGCTAATCCAAAGATTGGTGATATCGTAATCTTTTACCGTAACGGAACATTTACTCATACCGGTATAGTAACAGCCGTGATTGGAGACATGTTCTATACCATTGAGGGAAACACTTCTGGCGCATCCGGTATAATCGCAAATGGCGGCGGTGTCTGTGCAAAGAGCTATCTTAACAGCCAGATGCCTGGAACAAAATTCTGCACTCCAAACTACAGTTTAGTCAAAGATACAACGCCAGTTTCAGACTCGGATACAGTCAAAAAACAGAACACAAGAGCCTACATTGCGCAGATTAAAAAAGACACAAAATGTTATGCAAAATCAAGTAAAAATAGCCCATCTAAACTGTTTCCAAAGCTGAAAAAAGGTGCAGTTGTAGAGGTAATGAAATACACCGAAACAGACAGTTCCGGGCTGAAATGGTACTTCGTCAGAATCCCGTACCCGAATGATGATGGGTTCGTATTTGAGTTTGTCCCGAAGGGCGTATTTACCAGAATTTCAGAAATTCATAAATAAAAGCTCCCGGGGATAGTACCCCGGGAATCATGCTTCTTATAACATATTGTATCATTTCGTTTTGTAAATCCTATTAGTTCGTTGGACACACGTTAGTCACAAATAAAAAAATCATTTCCTAATTGAATACCCTCTAAAGTACTGTATTTAAAGGACTTTCTGACATTTGCATAATTTTAATTAATATCCTGATTGAATACAATTAGAATAATGAAAATGAAATGAGTGAATTCCTTGTAAAATCGCTGAGAATGTTGATTTTACAAGGGTTTCGCGCGTTTTTATGTTCTGAATTGTGATGAATAAAATTGATAAAATAAGATTCCGTTAGTCACAGTTAGTCACAAATGGGACTTTTATTTTCTCAATCTCTGTGCGGAGTTCTTCCAATGTCCTGTGTCCATATACCGCGTTTGTAACATCTCCACCAAAAGAGTGACCGAGCATTCGCTTCCGGTCGTTCTCCCGGACTCCGTATTTTTCGCACAGTGCAGAAAAGGTGTGCCGACAATCGTGCGGCGTGTGTTTCGGATTACCGACGATTCCTAAGCGTTCCAATGTAGGATAGAACAGCGCTTTTCTGTGATGCTGCTGAGTATACACGCATAATTTTCCATCTTGTGTCAGCACTTTCTGTTCGACAAAACAGTATATAGCGGGATGTATCGGAACAATTCTGTTTTTGCCGGTTTTTGTTTTGATTCCACCTCGGAAGTATCTTTCTTCTAAGTTGGTTGTAAGTTTTAACACTTCGCCAATTCTCCAACCAGAATAACACATAATAAGAATGAGTTGCACTTCCGGGTCGTCGGTATTATTCCACAACACCTGCATCTCCTGATCAGAAAATGGCGTTCCATGCTCGGTGTCATTATCAGCATTGACATGGACATATAACGCCTTGTTTTCCGTTACAATTTCTGAGTAAACAGCATATTTATACATCTGCTTGAACAGCGTAAGAATTGCCATAAGACTCTGACGCTTTAACGGGCAGTCATCAATTACCTTTTGCAGATCAGGCGCTTTTAAATCCTCAAAGATGCGATTATACAGAGCCGTGCAGTTTGAGTAAGCGGTCTGGTAAGCTATCTTTGAGCTATAAGAAAGTTTTGAACCCTCTGGGAACTTCCATGTGTAAAACTTCTCATATACCTCTGAAAACGTCAATTTCTTGATTTCCGGGTGTTTATCCTCTACGCCCTTGATTGTATTGTAGTCGGCAATTAAGCGGCTTATAAGAGCATCTATGTCGGTCGTAGGGGATACTTCAAGAGTCCGCTCCATGCCGGGCTGATACGTGCCGGCTTTGTAAGCTGTCAGAATAGAGAATCCTTTCAGCCAGTCATCAACGTAGCAGATCGCCGGTGGACGGACCACCTTTCCGGTTGCATCCAGTGTAGCCGGTGGGTGCACTGCATAGCAGTTTCTTCGATTCTTGCCAAGATACCGAATAGAGCCGAAGTTATTCGGCAATTTTGGATATTTCTTTCTTTTCTTCGCCATTTTTATTCCTCTTTTCTTTATAGCTGTTTTTAGGTATAAAAATAACAGCCGAACAAATTTTCTGACTTGCCCGACTGCTCCGAAGATGATACAATATGTTTTGCCAGAATATTACATTTCTTCGGAGATGTATAAACGCCACCTCGGTACGCCAATGCCGGGGTGGTTTTTATTTTTATTCTATTTCTTCAATATCGACTGAATATCCGAGAACTTCTCCGACAGTTGTGCATTTTCCCTTTAGTGTGACTGTATCACCTTTTGCCATTGATGCGACTTTCGAACGCTGCTCATCATTTTTAATCTGGCACTGAACGCCGATTATCGCATATTCATCGTCAGGATAGAGGGAGATATATTTTCCAGATGAATCAATGTTCCCGAGTCTACCAGTGATTTCTAAGTATTGCCCTTTGTATTTATCAGATGCTCCAAGTGCGTTATCATCAAGCTGAGACATCATATCATTGACTGATACGGCTGTGTATTCAATTGGTGTAGGTGTATCAGTTTCTTTTACAGATTCCGTCTTTGCAGATGTGCTGGAAGAAGACGTGGTGTTTGAATCCGAATTTCCACCAACGGCACCGATAACGCCAATGGCAACAACTGCTAAAACTACCCATTTGAGTTTTCCACCTTTTTTCTTACTCATAGAATTGCTCCTCCTAATAGCTTTATTCGCCACGCTTCGCACTTTTTATGCGGATTATGCATTTTGCATCGCTGATTTTGCAATATTATGTAAAGTACGGTTATTCGTGGTATTTTTATTCTATCATTTTAAGAGCATATTGTAAAGATTTAGAACGAAATAGAGTGATTTAAATGAAAAAGAAATGTTTTTTTCTATAAAATAGTGAGAGTTCATGTATATCATTGGCAGTTGCCAAGAGTCGGAATAGGTGGTATAATAGCAAAAGCGAACTAATGTTCGGTTATATTTCCCACAGCCGAACATATACTGTAGTGTAGGCGGTAGTTGCGACAGGGAGGGGTATTTATGGATTATAAGAAAGAGATTATTGAAATGATAGATAAAATAAATGATGACAGTCTGCTTGAATTCTTCTATAGATTCATTGCCAGAGTATTAAAAAACCGGGGAAATTAATCCCCGGCTTTATTTTTGGAATAGAGAGCATCTACGTAGCCATAAACTAACTGTTGGTCGTCTTTTGGAAGATTAGTGAGTTTTTCAATGCAGGACAGTAGCTGCGGATTTCCTGAGATATCTGCGACTAATTCTGCATTGTCTGGCTTATGTTCCGTCCATCCCATTAAGTAAGCAGGCGATACGCCTAATGCCTTAGCATAGTCACGCACTTTCTTTATAGAAAGTTCTCTTGAATTTTCAACCTTATTCACGGAAGATCTTGACTTATATCCAAGTTTTAATGCCAGTTCTTCTTGCGTCATGTCTAAATTTTCACGGCACTTTCTAATTCTTTCTCCTATGTTCATGGAGTTTACCTCCTTTCTGCTTACAATGAGAGTATAACATGTGTTGAAAAATATTTCAACATTTTTTGAAAATATTGTTGACAAAAATATCAACACGAGTTATAGTGTTAAATGTAGACAGAAACATCAACAAAAAGAAAGGAGGAACAGGAATGGTTGATACTCCATTGCTTGAACAGAGAATTAAAGACTCTGGAAAGAAATATGGATATTTAGCTGAGAAACTAGGCATTTCAAGGCAATACTTCAGGATGAAATGTAAAAATAAGGCCGATTTTACGAACAGGGAAACAGATATTCTCTGTAGTGAACTTGGGATTACATCTCTTACTGAAAAAGAAAAAATTTTCTTTAAAAAGTAGACAAAATTATCTACAAAGATCTTAACTAGAAAGGAAGTGAAAACAGTTGAGCAGATATAAAAAAGAAACCGATGAAGCCATAAGAAGACTCAGTGAGCGTTTCTGGGATTTACAGGACCAGACCAACAAAATAAAGGAAGCTGTTCTGACAGGAGAAAAAGGCGATTTGAAAATGCCAGAGAAAAGAGAGTTAGAACCTGGTGAGCCGATTCCTTTTGGCGGAACGGTAGATGTGGACTGTATCTTTCCAAAAGAGCCGTGTGAGCAGGTAGATGTTGAATTTTCGGTAAAGGAATTATTACAAATGTATACACATTATGTAGATTCGCTATCTACCGACACACACGTTTTAGCAGTTATTTCAATAATTGCTCTAATAATTTCAATAGTGGCTCTGCTTGTATAGAAATCGAAAATATACCAGTAATCAACGCGATAATTGATAAAATCGTTGTTATCCAAAAACGGGAAATGTCTTGGAAGTAAGCTTTTATAGCAACTTCACCTTCTTGGGAAATTATATACTCGTGTTTTCCATCTCTGGCACGACTTAAACAGTTTTTCCGAAAAAGGTAAGTGCAAGCATCAATTTGTCGCTGCTTTCTTGGATTGTATCCATGATTTTTCAGAGCCTTTTTCAATATTTTATATTGAAATTTAGTAATCACATTTTCACCTCCCCTCTGCTGGGAGTATATCACAAGAAAGGAGACTTATGAACGAATTACAGATTTTTAATTCAGGGGAGTTCGGAGAAATTCGAACAATAGAAATTGACGGGAAACCGTATTTTGTTGGAGCTGACGTTGCGAAAGCACTTGGCTACAAGGACACGGTTAATGCACTTAAACAGCATTGCCGTGGGGTGGTAAAACACCACCTCACAGATTCTCTCGGCAGGAATCAGGAAGCGAGTTTCATAACAGAGGGAGATTTGTACCGATTGATTATGAAATCGAAACTTCCATCAGCAGAGAAATTTGAGTCGTGGGTTATGGATGAAGTTCTTCCAATAATCAGAAAGACAGGCTCATACCAGAAGCCACTGACGACAGTTGAACAGATACAGGTTATTGCGACAGGATTCTTAGATCGCGAAGAGCGGCTTAACAGACTTGAAAATACCATGACTATTGACTACGCACAGCAGGAATCTATTAGAGACTTAGTGTCAAGTGTCGTAATTGCTCACCTTGGTGGGAAAGAGTCAAATGCTTACAAGGAAATTGGCAAGAAAGTATTTGCTGAATGCAACAGGGATATAAAGACTTACTTCGCAGTAAACGCCCGTAACAACATCCCTAAGCTGAGATTTGAAGAATCTATGGAATATGTTAAGAACTGGCATCCATGTACAAATACAGTAATGTGCATCAGGGACTGCAATGCTCAAATGTGTATTGAGTAGAAAGGAGCGTAAATGGACGCATTACAATTTAATAAAGCCGTCAGCCAGCACTGCAAAGAATCTGGTGGAGACTGTTGCAAATGTGACCTACGGCTTTACTGTTACCTATCGCCAAGTGAGCGACCAGATGAGTTAGTGAGCCTGGTTATTGATTTTTTGCATAACCACATTGAAAACCATGGTCATTATACCCATCACAGTGCGGCTTCATTTCCGTGTATTGATGATATGGACATGAGCACCGCAGTAGGCGGCGACTGTTACCAGAAACCTCATACTCTTCATAAACAGTCACGTGTTTGTGAATCTTGTGGCAATGATACAGTCGTGTAATTGTTTCAACCATATAATTCCCCTTTCGTTATACTCGGCATGTCGGTGCCTGTAAATGCATTATAGGTAGAGGGGAAAGGAAATACAATAGGTTGAATAAAAATCGTATTAAGAGATAAAAGCAAAGTAAGGAGGTAAAAAATATGAAACGCCATCCGATTATGGAATATGTGATTCCAGCAATTGTAGCAAGTGTGACAACAGTTTTAATCCGTTTAGTGCTAGGGTGGTAAGAATTGAAGCAATAATGAAAGGAGTAAATATATAAGCGAAGTTGATGCTTACATCAAGGAAAATACAAGGAGGAAAACCAATCAATGAAAAAATTCGAACTGACAGCAGAGTCAAAAATCAACATCTTTGGAAAGAAGCTTTTCCGTATCAAGGCGCTTATATCATTTGGAGATGTAGAAGAGGGAGAAACTGGTGGGTGGATTGAGAAAGAGGAAAACCTTGAACAGTCCTCCGGCAATGCATGGGTCTACGGCAATGCAGAGGTCTACGGCAATGCATGGGTCTACGGCAATGCAGAGGTCTACGGCAATGCAAGGGTCTACGGCAATGCATGGGTCTCCGGCAATGCAAGGGTCTCCGGCGATGCAGAGGTCTCCGGCAATGCATGGGTCTACGGCAATGTAGA